GCCGCGGCCGGCGATCTGCACGTACAGCACGGGGCTCTTGGTGGCGCGCAGCAGGGCGATGAAGTCCACCTGCGGCACGTCGAAGCCGGTGGTCAGCACGGCCACGTTCACCAGGCACCGGATCTGCCCCAGGCGGAAGGCCTTGATCAGGGCAGCGCGGTCGTGCTTCGGGGTCTCTGCGCTCACCACGGCGGCGTTCACGCCTCTGCGCACGAGGGATGCGCATACGTGATCCGCATGATCGATGGTGACGGCGAACACCAGCCAGCGCTTGCGGTCGGCGGCGAGCTGCACGATCTCGTCGCAGGTGGCCTCGACCAGCTCCTCCCGGTCGGTGACCTTGGCGAGCTCGCTGACCACGTAGTCGTCGCCCGAGGTGCGCACGTCGCTGGCGTCTACGCGGGTGGCGGTGGGGGCCGGCAGCAGTGGCGTGAGGAACTGCAGGTCCAGCAGCTCGCGCATCGTCACCCGGGTGGCGACGTGCGTGAACAGGGCCTCGTCTCCTGCGGTCAGCCAGACGCCGTTGCCGCGGAAAGGGGTGCCGGTCCAGCCGATCGTGCGGGCGTGCGGGCAGGGGCGTGCCAGGTCGTTCAAGAACTGCCGCCACATCCCCGTCTCCTTCGGGTTGATGAGGTGGCACTCGTCGGCCAGCACGATGTCGATGCGCCCGAGGTTGTAGGCCTGCTTGTAGATGCTGCCGATCGTGGCGTAGGTGATCTGCCGGCCGAGCTGCTTGCGCCCGGCCGCCGCGCTGTAGATGCCCACGTCGGCCTGCGGCCAGATGGCCAGGATCTTCTCGACGTTCTGCTCGAGCAGCTCCTTCTGGTGGACCAGCACCAGGATGCGGGTGCCCGGGTACTCGGTGTCAGCGCGCTGCGCCAGGGCCGCGATCATCAGGCTCTTGCCGGCGCCCACCGCGGCCTCCACGATGGGGTTGCCGTCGGTGTGGCGGTTGAACCAGGACCAGAGCTCGTCGAGGGTGCGGGATTGGTAGTCGCGCAGCTTCATGCAGGCCTCCCGACTACAGCATTGTGAATCCTGCGGCCGATCCAGCGTACGCAGGGCACTGCCCAGGAGTTGCCCAAGGCCTTGTAGCGCGGGCCGTCAGGGCACTCGCTGGCGGGCTTGTTGCGCCAGGGGATGGCGGTGTAGCCGTCAGGGAAGCCCTGTAGCCGCTCGCACTCGACGGGCGTGAGGCGGCGGACTTGCATGGCGGTGGCAATCTGAGTTGTGCCACCGCGCCTAACGCGCCCTTCATCGGTCAGCGCCCCAGTTATCTGACCATCGCCGTTCATGATGCGAACCTCATCGCGTGAGTTCGCTTGGAGCGCCACTGCCGCAGTCGCGCAACCCTGCCCGTTGCCGGTGCCAATGGCATGGCACACATCGGTGCTGCTGATGGGGTCTTGCGTGGGGTGGAAGGCGGTGACGAAAGCCTCCGTCTCAAAATCCTGGCGGCCGCTGGCGGTGCCGCAGGCGTTCAGTGCTGGGGCTACGTCAATTGGGCCGCTGGTGCGGTTGCCACCGAATGCAGCGCCCGATGCAGCGCAGGCGGCAGCGCTTTTCCCCGCCTTTCTGCTCGGCGCAGAATCCCGGCGCAGGCCGTCCCACTCAAGAAGAACCGAGGCGGGATCGAACCCCGCTCGAGCACTTGCGACAACGAACACACGGCGGCGTCGTTGGGCCAGTCCGAAGTATTGGGCATCCAGGACACGCCAGGCGACTGTGCGCTGGGGTCCAGCAACCACACCCGCGTTGGTCCACCCGGTTGCGGCCAACGGGTCGATGGCGGTATCGCAGCCAGCGAGCGCTGAAAGGAAGCAGCCGAAGGCGTTGTCGGCAGTGCTGAGAACTCCCGGGACGTTCTCCCAGAAGACGATGGCTGGCAGCTCTCCTCGAGCAGATCGAACATGGTCAATTGCATTTGCGATCTCGCAGAAGGTAAGGGACAGATTGCCGCGAGCATCGTCCAGGGACTTCCGCAACCCGGCCACAGAAAACGCTTGGCACGGGGTGCCACCGCAGAACAGGTCTGGCGCCTCGACCTCGCCGGCGCGGATCATCTCCGGCAGGCGCGTCATATCCCCGAGGTTCGGGACATTGGCATAGTGATACTTCAGGACAGCAGAAGGAAAGGGTTCGATCTCGGCAAACCACGCAGCTTGCCAGCCCAGGGGCTCCCAGGCCACGCTCGCAGCTTCGATGCCACTGCACACTGACCCGAACCTCACGCCACTATCTCCGCAGTCGTGATGCCCTGCTGGTGCAGCGCGCCCTTCATGCGGCAGGCCTCGGCGGCCATGGACTTGTGCTCGAGGCGGTGCAGCTCCACCGACGTGAGCGCGGTCTTGCCGTTGCCATTGGCGAACGTCTGGCCGTCGTGGTCGCGGTACAGCACGTCGCCGTTCAGCACGTCCGTCTGCTGGCCGACTTTCTCCAGCAGGATGGGGATGTAGCGGTGGCGCTCGCAGCCGGTGCGCTGCTCGTTGAACTCCAGATCCTGCTCGTGCTCGGCGCACGTCCAGCGGGCCTGGCCATTGACCTCTGGCGTGGAGTGCGCGCACGTCCTGCAGTTCACCTCGGGCAGATCGGTGCCGTGGCAGATCGGCGAGAAGTGGCACATCTTGCACTCGTACCAGGACGGGTCGTTGCTGACCCGCAGCGGCGGCTCTGCGGCCCGGATCACCCGCTCGGCCTTGGCGCGCAGCCGGGCGAACTCCACCGCGTCGAACTCCAGGCGCTCCACGTACAGGTCGTCGGTGTTCTTGCACACCGCCACGTACAGGGCGCGCTCCATACCGGTCAGGCCCATGTAGACCTGCATCTGGGAGTAGTGCTGGGGCTTGGCGGCCTGGACCCGGCGCTTGACCAGATCGTCGAAGGACTTCTGGTTGTGGGTCTTGAACTCGCAGACGTGCCAGGTCTTGGGCGCCTCGGGCACACCGACGGCTGCGGCGTCCATGCTGCCGCCGAAGTGGTCACCGATGTCGGCCACGCGCCACTGGGCGCCGTCGGGCGCGGTGGCGTGGACTTCCACCCCGATGGAGCGCAGGTCGCGCACGATGCGCGGCTCCTCGAGCTGGCCCGTCTGGAACAGGCGCAACATGCGGCCAGAGAATCGCTCCTTCTTGGCCCAGTGAAAGGTCAGCCACAGGCGGCGCTCGCAGTTGTGGCCGATGATGCTGGCGCCCAGGTGCGGGCGGTGGCCGTCGTCTGCGGCCGCCTCGTAGGCGGCGAAGATTTTGGCGGCGGTGCTGTTCAGGGGTTCTGGAATCGCAGCCATCACAGACCCTTCGACACTGCCTGCTCGACGCTGCGGATGCGGTCCTGCACGGTGCCGCACAGGTTCAGCGCGTCGTGGACCTGCGCCTGGGTGAGGTGCAGCGCCTTGCCGTAGTCGGCGGCCGAGCGGCCCATCATGTCGCAGACCACGCTCATCACCTGATCAGCGTGCTCGTCGGGCATGTGGCGGGCGGTGGCCAGCAGCTTGATCACGCCCGAGTTGCGGTTGACGAACACCAGGAAGTCGGCGAACGAGTCGCCGTGGATGGAGCGGGCGTTCTCGACGATCTCCTCAATGGACTCGGCGGCCTGGGTGAGGATGTGCTGGGACTTGTCGGTCAGCATGGTGCAGGGCTCCTGCGGTGGTTGTACGGGCCAGCGTCCGGGGCAGGGCGCTCGCCGGTACAGGGGGCTGGCGCCCCCTGCAGGTCACTCGGTCTCTGCCTCTCCGGCGCGCTGGATCGACACGCCGGCGCGCACCGCGGCCACCAAGTCGTGCTGGCTGGCCAGCTCCGCGGTGTGCGAAGAGCGGGCGATGTGGTTCACCGCAGAGGCGCGGTTGTTGGCCTCGACCAGGAACGTGGCGCCGTCATCGCGGGTCACGCGGTAGATCTTGGTCTTCATGCCTCACCCCCTTCGGACTCGGTCACGGTCACGCTGACCGACTGGGTCAGCACCGCGTTCACGCTGGCGCGCAGCACGTCGATGTGCGGGGCGGCCTGCTCGTAGGGGAACTTGCTCAGGGCGGTGATGCAGGCATCGACCGTCGCCATGGGCAGATTGATGGTCACGTCGGAATTCACAGGGGTCTCCTGTAGTTGAGGGAAAGAAGAGGGCGGCGCAGGGCCGCCCAGCGGGGCTCAGGCTGCGCGCTTGGCCCAGGGAGGGGCGGAGGTGCCAGCGGCGGCCGCGGGCGCGTTGGCGGGCGCCTGCGGGGCGCGGGCGGCCATGCCGGCGGCGATCGCCTGGCCGTGGACCGGGCTGCCACCGGCGGGCTTGAAGCCAGCCACCTCGTTCTGCGGCTCGTACTGGCCGGTCTTGTCCTCGCGGATCTTGACCTTCACGCCGAACGGCTGGTTGTGGAGCTGCACCGTGTCGGTCATGCGGCCCAGGCCGATGGACTCGCAGAGCTCGCGCAGTTGCTGCTGAGCGATGCGCTCGGCCTCGGGGTTGCTGTGCTGCACGTTCAGGCGCGCCCAGACCTTGCGGCCGCGATAGCCGTCGGAGAGGATCTCCACGGTCAGCTTGAGCGACTGGCCGTTGCCCGACTTCAGCGGGACGATCTCGCTCTCGGTGACCTGACCCACGTACCAGCCCGCGGGCAGGAGCTCGTAGTTGTTCTCGCGCTTCTCAACGCTGCTGGTGTCGAAGTTGAATTGAGCCATGATGGCTGTCCTTTCAATGGCAATGTGATATGCGGCGTGATTGAAAGCCCACGCGGCTTAGGCTTTGATCTTGGCTGCGATGGCCGACAGGTCGGCGGGCTCAAACATCTCGAGGCTGCCGGAGCGGTCCTTGGCCTCGTAGTTGTAGTCGCGGTTGGTCTGCAGCCAGCGGGTCGGGTTGCCCTCGGCGTCCTTCTCCACGCGCAGGGCGAACACCTCGTCGAAGAAGTACCCCACGCCCTGCTTGAGCATGTTGCCGGGCATGCTGGGGAAGTACAGCATCGCGCCCGACTGCTCGTCCTTGGTGCGCTCCTGCTTGCAGGCGAAGTACACGTTGCGACCGGGCAAGTCGCGGAAGGCGCGCAGGATGTCGGTCATCTTCTCGGCCAGGGCGCCGTAGGCCTGGCGCGGATCCTTGGCGGTCTTCTTCTCGTGGTTGAGCACCACCTCGGCGATCTCCGAGATGGAGTCCAGGCAGACCCACTGGAAGGCCTTGCCCTCGTCGGTATCGGTCACGAACTGGTAGGCCTCGTAGAGCTGGTCCAGGGTCTTGACCTCGAGCACCGGGATGTCGAAGGCGCGCAGCGACAGCAGGCCCGACTCGGCGCTGATGATCAGCGTGCTGCCGCCGGTGGTGCCGCACAGGCTGGTCTTGCCTGCGCCGGCCGGGCCGTGGACCAGGATCTTGATGCCGTCGAGCGCGGCATCGCGGGTGGACTTGAGTGTGATTGCCATTGGTCGTCTCCAGTTGGCGGTTTAGGATTCCTTGACGAACACGCCCTCGGGGGACATCGTCCCGCGGCGGTCCTTGATCTCGTCGTAGGCGT